TTTCTCAAGAACAGCATCTAAATCTCTAACTAAAGACTGTGCTACGTCTTCTCTATATTCTGAACTTGCTCTTGTTAATGTTTGTACTATCTTAGCCATAAACTTGCGAGTCCTCCATTGAAATAACTTCCTCTTGGTGCATACTGAGCTAAACCACCTCGTGCTATCATATGAGACATTGGTCCCCAATCAGTAGTTTTTCCATCTACAGTTGATTTCTGTCCACCGTGATAATCACCACCTGTTGCTTTTGCTTCTGCATGAGACGTAGGAGCCGCTGCCGCTGCTTTTCCACCAGTTAAAATACCAGTGAGTACTGGCTTAACTTTTTTTTCAATTTCTTTTTGTAGTTTATTTTTCATTAAAACTTTCGCTATTTCTTTTTTTGAAAGACCTGCTTTAATCATTCCATAAACTCCTGTTCCAATTGAAATTGGATTGAATGCAGTCTGACCTTCTATATCTGAAAAATCATATTCATCATCATCTAAATACGCCTGTTGAATATTTATATTTTCTGGATATTGTTTTTTTAAATCTTGGATTTGTTTTTCTTTGTCTTGATACTTCTCATATAAATCAGGATAGTCGTCTTTATACTCTTCAACCCATGCAGGATTTGTACCTGATGGATATCCTTCGAATTGATTTTTTCTTATCTCTTGTATTTGTTCTAACGCTGCATTTTGAGCATCTTCTTCTGCTGTGGTTCCTCCTAAAAAAGTAGGCAACCAACCTGCAGTCTGCATATTATTTACAGGCATTTGTCCTACATTTCCTAAATTTATATTTCCTAAATCTGGTGCTCCTATTCCTTGATTATAAGGATCATTATAATTTATTGCCATTATCTTCTTCCTCCTGCATGTACATCTAACCTAAATGTTCCCATCTTCCAATTAGAATCTATTGCTGTATTAGAAATTTTAACGGCAACTGATCTTCCTCGAGCCCTGCACGATTGATAGTTAGTAGCAGACGTAATAGTAAAAGGTCCAAGACTAGAACTAGCTGCTGTTTGATTAGGGAAATTTCTTAAGTCTATTTCAACTATTGTATTTCCACTCTGAGATACAAAGTCAGGTAAAAATCTACTCACTCTCATCAGAAATTCTCCATCCCCTCTAAATGTAATTCCTTGTTTTTGATCTTGTGTAATATCAAAATCTCCCGATAATATATTAGCTGGCACTGCATAAGTAGTTGCATTCTTAATATAATTAACTCCTGTTTCATGTTCATAAGGGTAAGTAACACCATCGGTATTTCCTACTACATCAAATGAAACGTCATCATCTGCATCATATTCAGTACCGTGAGGTAAGCCAAATACAGCAGAATCAATCCAAGTAGTTCTTGGAAAGATTGTACTAGCATTAGTAAACCATATCGGACGATCTGGACTTGAATCTAGATAACTAAAAACAACTAATCGATCTACTTTATTAGATGTAGAAGTTGGATAGAACCAATAAATTTCACCAAACAAGTTATTCAATCCGCAATATATTAATTGATTAGAAGTTTTATTAATGTCATCATAAACATAGTCTTCAACTAAACAGTCCATCGATTCTAGTTTACCAGCATATCTAAAGAAACCATTCTCAGACATCCAGTAAGCAGAACCATCCACCTCAACCGCTGCATTCATTCCAATTAATCCACAGTTAGTACCTACTTGGTCATAAGCAAACGTAAAAGGAGCACCTACAAAACGCATGGTAAATAATGAAGTATCTGTCCATACATAAATTGCACCTTTACCAAGTTTAGATCCCATGATCCGTGATCCGGCGGCCAGTCTTTGTGTACCAGCACTATTGGTTGCTGTTGGTGCCCAGGTATTTATATCCTCCTGTGCAGAGAATCTTATAAACATATCATCTTGCGATGATGTAGTTCCAATCGTTGTTTCAGTTCCAAATAAAACTAAGTGACGATCGGGAGTTGAAACTAACATGTCACGTGACGCGGTGGGTGCTCCTGAAATAACTGTTGCTCTTGTAGTTTCAGCATTCGTTGCATCTGAATCCCATTCAAAAACCGATCCATTATGAATTAAAGCAATAAGAGTTGTTCCTAAATTATCTAAAGACCATAGACCTGGATCTGTAACTTTATCAGTGTTAGATGCAGCTGATCCCCATCCAGTCCAACTTGAAGTATTAGTAACTGTTGCACCATCGGAGTGAGCGCCTCTTGTAGAATTTCTTACAGCTCTTGTAATTCCAGTAAAACTAGTGGACGTTGTACCTGTATAAGAAATTTCTTCTGCACCCACTTGAAAATAATTTGTTCCTGAAGATGGAAAACCAGTTGTGCTTGCTACATTGACCGTGGTCCCTGATCCACCTGTCCCTGCAGTATCATCTAATAAAGCTCCATCTAATGTAGTTGTAGTAGAACCTAAAACTTTACCACCCCATAAAGATATACCAAAACCATAAGCTCCTAATTGTTCTGCTGGTCCTACTGAATAATATCTATAGTAAGTTATCCCTCCAGAAGTCGTGGCTCCTGAACCTGATTCATTAGAAGGCATTGTAATTGTTATAGTGGTAGTGGTTGGAGCAGATGTGACCATGAATTTTTTATCACAGAAATCTGACGATCCGAAATTAGAATTAGTAATAGATGTAAAAGTAGAAGAGTCTCCGAATAGTATTATATCTCCAGCTACAAATCCATGAGAACTGCCGAATGTAATGGTAACTTCATCACTTGAATTAGTAGTAGTAAACGCACTAGTAATAGCTGTCCCCGAGGGATTGACTAGAGGGTGAATGTCATAATAAACACCACCTGTATAAGCATATAAAATTCTGTTGGTTCCTAAGATTGAATATTTCGTAGAAGAAGAATTAACCATATGGTGAGCTTGTCTTACTGCACCTGTTAATTTACTTTCTCCTAATTGATTCCAGCCACCTATTTTTTCCGGTGTGCCATATCTAAAACGTACATTTTCCCCACCTGTCCATTGTGCTTCAGCGCCAGTAGGGGTAATTTGTTTATTAAATCCCGGTAAAAAACCTATTTTTTGTAGCATATAAAAACCTATTTATTAACAGTTATATCAGATTGTTGGGAATTTCAATAGATTATTAAAGGAAGGGGAAACTGTGGTGGCATTTTCCCCCACCAGTCTTATTTTATAAACTATTATTTAGGTAATGTAAAGCCTTTAAACCATGCTGGTAGTCCTATAAAAGGACGACCATCAAATTTAGTGTGTTTACCACCTTTAGCTTCATTTTCTTTACCAGTTACAATTTTCTTTTTAGAATCTTGGTTCCAATGTAAAAATACTTGACAGTAATCTTCGCCTGTGAAAGCTTCTCTCCAGTGTTCACATTCACACCCATGATACATAAGCATATCACCAGGTTTCATGTTTACTGAAATACCGGCCTGTCCTTTTTTTCCAGTTGGATCTAAATAAATAGGCCATTTAGTACCATCATCTCCTATGTGCATGGTAGCAGAAATTTCACAAGAATCTCTATCAAAATGCCTATGAAGTACGTCTCCTTTTTTATAGATACGTGCGTAAGCATAAGATGGGTTTAATTTATAACCTGATTCTTTTTCCATTCTTTCAGTCAAACCATCAAGAACAGTTTCAAAAGCTGTGTCCCCATAGTGAGAATAAGTATTAGGGATCATAGGATCATTCCATATTCCCCACTCTTGTGTAAATGGAGAAATGTATTTGGTATCAAATAAAAATTTAGCTACTTGTCTTTTATTTTTAAAATATCTATAAATAAAATCAGCTACTTTTCTAGGGATTGCCTCTTTGATTACTTTAAACTTTGTTTTTTTGAACGCCATTTTTTACCTCCTTTCTTTTATTTTCTATGATTTGTTCTACAAAATCATTAGAATATTTTTTAGGGTGCTGACCCAATAAATTTTGAACGTATGCTACTTGTGAAGCGCATCTATCTTTTAAATGAGGAAGTTTAATCATTTTATTTTTGGCCATAATTTATTACTCCTTTTGGTATTGCTTGACAATTAAAATGTATAAATCTAAATGTACTATATCCCATATCGGGTGGATACATATGTGGTAAAAAAGAAGGTGTAAATATTATAGAGCCTGGTTTTACCTCATAATTAATTTGATTACTGGCATAAGTTACTTTTGTTTTATCTTTTTCTGGTAGTAAATTCATAAGTCTCCCGGACCTTGGTTCACATAATATCGGTCTAGGAGTAGATTCAGAAGTTTTTAAAAAATAAAAACCAGATATATGCCCATTCCAATGAGTGTGGATATACTGGGTTCCTCCTCCTTCTTTAGCAAACTCTTGTACCCACATTTCTGTAGTAAAGACCTGATGATTAGTTAGATCAAAACCCATTTCAACTAATAAGTTATGAGAAGTAGCTCCTATATAATTTTGGAATACCATAAAACTAGGGTCATTAATTAAACTAGTTGTTTGATAAACAAATCCCCTATCTCCTTTATTTCCAAATTTTTTATTTCTTTCATCAATTTCTTTTTTCATATTCTTTTTAGCCTCTTCAACATATGGATCGGCTGCTTTGTTAAATTTTTTTACAAAAGCAGGCTCGTACGCATACCAAATAGGGGTTGAAAATAAATCATCTCTCTTTAATTGTGTTGGAAAAGAATTAGTTAATTCTCCACAAGATATTTTATCAAAGTGTTTTTGTGTTTTTTTAGCTTTCTTTTGTTTCTTTTTCATCTGTACGGCCACCCTAAATGCCAAGTAGGCATTGAATAACGTACTCCTTTAGTAACAGGTTTAACTCTATGCCAAACAAAAGATGGGAAAACTATCAAAGATCCTTTTTCAGCTACTTCCTTAGCCACTACAACATTTCTTTTTTTATCCGGATCTAAATTTCTAAAATCAAATTCTAGTTCTCCTCCTTTATAATCTTTAGGATCAGATAAAACTAAAACACTTGTTATTTTTCTAATTTTACCGTGATTAGGTTGACCGGGATTATTATATACACCGTCCCATGAATCACAATGCCAATCATAATGTTGATTTAATTTATATTTTGTAAATTGGGCAGCTTCAGAAAAATCCCATTGAAAATTCCAACCAGCCTTAGCATTTGCTTCATGTACATAAGGGTGAATTTCTTTATATATCCAACGATCACTGACCCATACTATATCTGAATTTCTTTTTTGATGAAGTTGTTCCATTCCTTCTTTTGTTGTTGGGACATTACCTTGTTGACCTCCGGTAATAGCTACTTGGTCTTTCATAGATAAACAATATTTTTTTATCTCTTCACAGATTCTGTC